GCTGCTGGAGGACGCCCCCTTCATGAGCGGCCTGTTCCAGCGGGGCTTTGCCCTGGCGGCCGACCGCGTGCTGACCAAGGCGGTCATCGACGGCGACGGCGCTGGCAAGCCTCTGGGCATCCTGAACGGCAGCGCCCTGATCACCGTGGCCAAGGAGAGCGGCCAGACCGCCGGCACTCTGACGGGCGCCAACGTCAACAAGATGTGGCACCGCCACCATGCCCGCTTCCGCCGCAACTCCGTCTGGGTCATGCACCCGGATCTGGAGGAGCAGCTGCCCGGCCTGAGCATCAAGTCTAACGACGGCAGCGCGGAGAAGTTCCTGTGGAATCCCGAGGGCGGCTACCGGGATCTGGACTATCAGCGGATCCTGACCCGTCCCGTGATCTTCGAGGATTACTGCTCCGCCATCGGCAGCAAGGGCGACATCCTGCTGATCGATCCCAGCCAGTACATCCTGCTGACCAAGGGCACTGCCCGCATGGGCTGGAGCATCCACGTGCAGTGGCTGACGGACCAGCAGTGCTTCCGGATGGTGTTCCGCTGTGGCGGCGCGCCCAAGCAGAACGCCCCCATCACCCTGGCCAACAGCTCCAACACCCGCAGCGCCTTCGTCACCCTGGCGGCCCGGGCGTAAGAAAGGAGACTCGACATGAGCAACAGACTGCATGAAGAACTGGACATCCGCTGCGTGAAGGCTCCGGCCAGCATCGCCACCGCCACCGCTACCAAAAGCGATTATGTGGACGGCTCCGGCGTGGATGAGATCGCCTTCCTCTGGAGCATGGCCACGTTGGCCAGCGGCAAGACCATGACCATCAAAATCTACGCCGCCGACGACGACACCGGCACCAACGCCACCGTGGTGGCCACCGGCACCAAGACCGCCGGGGACGACGCCATCGCCAAGGCCACCGGCTGCGCCAGCATCAAGGTGGCCGGGGATCAGAAGCGCTTTTACTGCGCGGAGATCACCCACGACGCCGGCAGCGGCGTGGTCTGCTCCTGCGTGGCCATCGCCAGGCCCTTCTACAGCCCGGCGGCTGAGCCCGCCCTTGTGGTGAGCGCATAAGGCCATGGCGCTGGACATCGACGAAGTCAAGGAGTATATGCACGCCGAAGGCGAGGAGAACGCGGTCGTCGCGTCCTACCTCGCCATGGCGCAGGACTATCTGGCGGGGGCGGGCGTCACGGAGGCGCTGGCCACGGCGGAGGGCTACGCCCTCTGCGCGAAGGCCCTGACCCTGCACTACTACGACAACCGGGGCGGCGCTCCCATCCCGGAGGGCCTGGCGGACTACATCCTGCAGGAGCAGAAGCGCTGCCGGAAAGCCGCCCTGGCCGCGCAGGCCGCAGCGGTGTCCGAATCGGACACCGGGGGCGAGACCTCGGAGGAAGGTGAGGGCGAATGATCCACCTGGATGCGGGTCAGCTGCGGACGTCGGTGCATGTGCTTCACAGCTACGTGAACTATACCGACGGCTTCTCCGCCGTGGAGACCTCAGACGCGCTGGGCTTCCCCCTCTATGTCCAGTGGATCGAGGCTCACGGGCGGGACATGCAGCCCACGGCGCACCTGCGCCGGGCAACGCTCCGCTGCCGATATGACCCCCGCATCGCCCTGGACTGCCTCATCGACCTGCGGGGCGAGCGCTGGGAGATCCTCAGCGCGGAGAACATCCGGGAGCGCGGCCACTGGATGGAGCTGCAGCTGCAGCGCAGCCTGCCCGCCGCGGGGGGCACGGTGACCCTCTGGAGCGCCGGGAAACGGGTGCTGCTGGAGGGCAGCTATATCCAGCATGAGGACGGCGTAGACCGGCAGACCACTGGGCCGGTTGCCACGGGCGGCACGGTGCTGATCGTCCCCCGGGAACACTTGGCGACGGCGGAGGGCGAGCCGGTGGCTTATCTCCGGCCTATTGCCTACGGCGCCCTCAGCGAGGAAGCAAAAGCCGGCTATTACACCATCGACAGCAAGAGCTTTTTCGCCCTGGGGGACGTGGACGACGCCGGGAGCTACCAGGCGATCAACGGACGGCATGACGACGTGCATCTGGTGCAGAGCGTCAGCCTGAAAAACCGGGGGAGCCCGGTGACGGAGTATCTGGAGGTGACGGGGCGGTGATCATTCGGACGAAGGTCCAAACAAAAATTTATTCGGATGAGCTGAACCGGAAGGTTCACAGGGCTGAACATGCCGTGGCCGTGCAGGCGGAACGGGACAGCCGCCCCTATATCCCCGCCGCCTCCGGACGCCTGCGCAGCTCCGGCCGGGTCTACGGAAACGCCATCGTTTGGGATCCGCCCTATGCAAGAATGCTTTGGTACGGCAATGTGAAAGTGGACCCGAAGTATAGAAAGGCGGGCTTCGTTTACCCGAATCTCGGGATCGTGCGGAGCCGGGCAGGCGTCAAAAAAGTCCTCGCATCTCCCAAGCGCAAATTCAAGTTTAGAGAGGGAGAAGCGTACTGGTTCTATGACGCTATGCGGGCAAAGGTAGGGCACTGGATCACTTTGGCGCAGGGGGTGATCGCCCGTGAGTGAGCTTCTGAGCGCCGCCAGCGCCGCCAGCGTCGTGCGGGCGGTGAAAGCCTGGCTGAATACCTGTCCGGAGATCCCGGAGGGCATGAGCGTCACCTTCGAGGCTTTGAAGGCAAACGACGTGAGCCTGTGCTTCTCCACGGAGCAGGCCGCCCTCTATGCCGCCCGCTACATCGGCGGGGGTTATCGGGCGGAATACCGCTTCCGGATCGTCTACCGTGTGCTGCCCAGCGACGACGACGACCAGATGGAGGCCGTGGAGACCCTGACGGCTATCTGCGCCTGGTGCGAGACGGCTTCGCCGCCGGAGCTGGAGGACGCCGTCAATGAAAAAATCACAAGAACGAGCGACGCCGCGGTGCTCACCGTCTATGAGGACGACGTTACCGACTACGGCGCATCGCTCACGCTTACATGGGAGGTTTTTTAAGTGGCAGACATGACTTTTAATACGCCCAGCGGCCAGACCATCAAGAGAGAGCTGCTGGTGGCCTATCTGAACACCGGCACTTCCTCCGCCCCCGTCTGGAGCCCTTTGGGTAAGCGGGTGGAGGACAGCGAGGAGAGCCTGGACTGGGGGGCGGAAAACTCTCAGGACATCCTGGGGAACAACTGGAGTAACCTGAAGAAGCCCGTCATCACCCAGGACTTCGAACCCTACAACCTGGACGGGGGCGACACGGCGGCCCTGAAAATCTGGAATCTGGCCATCAAGGACCAGGATTACGCGGCCCTCAGCGCCCAGGATATGCTGATCGTCCACCTTTATGCGGGCACGGCGGATACAGCGATGTTCGCCGAGCGCTACGCCGCCTGCAGCATCGAGCCCAGCAGCCTGGGCGGCGCCGGCGGCGGCAGCCTGAGCATGCCGATTTCCGTCACCTACGGCGGCCAGCGCACCAAGGGCACCGCTGCGGTGAGCAGCGCCGGCGTGGTGACCTTCACGCCTGATACCTGAGACGGGAGGTGACGGAGCATGGTGACCCTAAGTATCGATACCGGCGTCGTGGAGTATCGGCTGAACGACAATTTTTCCGCGTGGCTGAATCCCACTGACCCCGCTTTCGTGTCACGACTTTACGCTCGCTTTTCCGAGCTGGAGGAGAGAGATAAGGCCTGGCGTGAGAAGGTTGGAAAGCTGGAAGGCGCGGCCGTCCTGGACGCCTGGGAGGAGGGGGACACCATGTTCCGCTCCGCCATTGACGACGTCCTGGGCGAGGGGTGCTGCCGAGCGGTGGCCGGCTCCGCGTCTGTGCTCGCTATGGCCGGAGGATCCCCGATCTGGATGAACATCCTGCTGGCCATTATCGACGCTATGGACAGCGCGGTCGCCCGGGAGCAGAAGGCCGTGAATCCGAAGCTGCAGAAGTATCTGGCGAAGTACCACAAGTGAGGAACGGAAGGGGCGCAAGCCTCTCCCGGTTTTGTGCTATGTATTTTACCTTGCCGAAAACCGTAACTGTAGCCGGGGCCGAGATGAATATCCGCTGGGAGTTCCGGGACATTCTCACGATCCTGGCCGCTGCGTCTGACCCGGATCTGAGTGCTCAGGATAGGGCTCTTGCTGCCCTGTTGATCTTCTACGAGGACGCAGACGCGATCCCACCGGAGGCCGTCCAGGAGGCCCTTGAGCGGGTGACCTGGTTCATCGACGGCGGGGGCGAGGCGCCGAAGCGCGGAGGCCCCAGGCTCATGGACTGGGAGCAGGACTTCCCGTGGATCGTGGCGCCGGTAAACCGCGTCCTGGGCCGGGACATCCGAGAGGAGACGCCTCTGCATTGGTGGAGTTTTCTGGCGGCCTACTACGAGATTGGGGACTGCACTTTCGCCCAGATCGTCCGCATCCGGGACGCCCAGGCGCGGGGAAAGAAGCTGGACAAGGCGGAGCGCGAGTGGGCGCGCAGGAACGGGGATTTAATCCGGCTGAAAAGTCGGCATGCCGAGGCAGATGATGATCTGCTGAGGGCCTGGACGAAAGGAGGGGTGAGCAATGCCGAATAGCAGCGTGGGCGGCGTTACCGTCTCCGTCAAACTGGACGACAAGGAAGCCATGGCGCAGCTGGACAAGCTGCGCCGGAAGATCGATGAAACGCAAAGGAGCCTCAGCGAAAAAAAAGAAAAACGGGACAGCATCGCCGCAGAAATGGAAAAGGCCGAGATCTCCGCAGAGAAGGCGCGGCAGAAGGTGGAGCAGCTGCAGGCCGCGCTGGCCTCCGCTCCGAAGGAAGACCGGGCTGGGATCCGGGCACAGCTGATGGCGGCCAGCGCGGATCTTCGCGAGCAGACCCGCAACCTGGACGGGCTTAATCGTCAGTGGCAGAAGCTGGACGGCGAGATCGTGGCCGGCGAGGCCAGTCTCTCCGGCATGACGGACCAGGCTGCAAACCTTGAGAAGCAGGTGGCGGCGGGGACCGGTACCATGGCGAAGTTGCGGAAGGCGACAGTGGCGGCGGCGAAAAAAATGGAGCGGTCCTTCTCCCGGCTGGGCCGCATGATTAAGCGCGTGTTTGTTCTGACGGCCATCCTTCGGGCGCTGCGGGCCTTCCG